AGCTAAAGACTGTGAATGGCATGACCCGTCATGACATCAAGATTGTTGAGGGTACGTTCTACGCATCCACAGCTATTGTCACATCGGGTAAGTGCTGGGGTGATGCCACTGATGTTCCTGCAAGTGTCGAAGCGCAGCTGCCGAACATTGAGTTCGTCCGCTTGCGCAAAGACGCTCGCGAGGCATACGGCATCGAGTAATTAATCTCTAAAAGGTATTCAATTATGATACGCGACGCACAATTTTACGATTTCATTGCTCAGGGCTTGGCTTCCATGGGTTATGTCGATGGTGGACGCGCTTCACTGCAGATGTATCTTAACGATATGTTCGCTGAGAAGTGGAATGCCGAGAAGACATACGCCAATATGGGCTTCCCCTTGGATCCAGACATCAAGCTGAATCCTACCTACGAGCAGATTGAGGCAGTTATCCGTCCCTACACGATGGCTGCTTACGTGGACTACGATTCTGACGGTCCTTCTAAGAGCGTTGACGGTGCAACCCTCAAGACTGGTGAGATTAACATCTTCAAGCATGAGGTTTACCTTGACCGTAAGAAGATTCGTGAGAAGATGGCTCTCGTTGACATGCTGGGTGGCATGCGCTCCGATATTGTTGACGCAGTGATGAACTTGTTCTTTACTTCTGTTGACTCTCTGATTGGTGGTAACTTCAACACCGTTCAGTTCCAGCGTCATCAGATTGTAGGTAACGAGGGTAAGCTCGTCATCGACGGCATCAACAACCCCTACGGTCTGCCTTTCGAGCTTGACTTTGGCGTTCCTGCCAAGAACAAGCACACAAGCACCTGGTTCTACAAGGACAACAATAACAATGTTGTTCAGGTGAGCGGTATTGGCAAGGGCATCAATCCTATCAACGTCTGTCAGAAGATTGTTGAGGATGCCGAGGAAAATGACTTCGCTCCCGAAGGTCACTGGGAATGCTCCAAGAAGACCAAGAACGACCTCATTGCTATGCCTTTCTTCCGTGAGATGTTCGCTACCGTCAACCGTCCTGACATCACAAAGGACACTCTGCGTATTTCTTGGTCGAACACCGTTCCCAAGGAAACCATCTGGAACTTCATCCAGGAGCAGATTGGCCGCATTGAGGTTGTCGATAAGGTTGGTGCCATTGAGTTCATCAATCCGAAGACTCACAAGGCTCAGTACCACAACATTCAGGCATTCCGCGAGGGTGTTCTGGTTTACGTTCCCAACGGAGAAATCGGTACTGTTCAGAGCGGTAAGCTCGTAGCTATCGACGATGGCAGCACTCGCACGGCATACTACGACGGTGGCCGTACGATGATCCGTGAGGTCCGCAACGGTGAGAAGATGACCATCAAGGTTAAGTCTGAGTCTCAGACCGTTTGTGTTCCTAACCTCACTCGCTGGTTCTACTACCTGAATATCATGGGTGAAGCTCCTGCTCCCGAGCCTCAGTACACCTACACCAAGGTTACTCCAGAGGCAGGTGCAAATCCTGTGGAGGAAGGCTGGTACGTTCAGACTGACAACGGCTTCGTTCTGTCTACAGACACCGAAGTAGTTGAGGGTACTGACTACTACGAGCGCACGGAATAATAAATAAGGTGTAGGCAGGTTGGCAACAGCCTGCCGCACCTTCTCTAATATTTGCCCGTATGGATAACGAAAGTGGAGAGAAGAAGGTCAGAACAGTCAGAGACTATGTTTTTGGCTGTGTGAATTTCCAAATATCTGACGAAACAGCAGAACACATCTGCGACGAACGAGGGATAGACCCAGACAAGACGTTTGATGAACTATTCCCTAAGCCCGAAGCTGACGCTCCGGACGCTGTAGCTGATGATGAAAACGTCATCGAGCCGAAGCGTACGAAGGAACTTCTGAAGGCCGACCTTTACGTATGGATTTGTATGGGTCCTACAAAGGTCAACTCCACTTCTGACTCTGATAATGGTTGGAGCCATTCCGAGGGCGGCTATCAGTTGACGGATGAAGACAAAGACCGCATGCTTGCTTACGCCAAGTCTATCTACGAAAAGTATGACGAAGAGTTTGACTACGATGACTCTGTTGAGGTAAATGTAAGCAGCTTTGGGATTCAGCCCTGTGACTACAATGAGGCTGGCATTCCGCTTCCACATGAAGTTGCACTATGAGGAAGATTAAGGTCAGTAATCCGCGATACCCTCACTCTATCAAGATAGTGAGACGTGAATTGCCAGACAGGTACTCCGAGGGAGAGCTTGGTGAGCAGATTGTCTATGAGGGTATAGGCCGCAGCTATACAGACACCACGACAACGGGAGACGCTAAAGTTGACAGCAACAAGCGCAAGGCCAGCATTCCAGTTCGCTTTGACGAGTGGAACGGCCTGATACCAATGTCGGGCGACGTTCTGATAGTGGTAAAAGGTAATATCACCGAGGAATGGGAAGTCAAAGACTTCGAGCCGGACAACAACCGTAGTGTAATTTATGGAGAAATGAACCGAAATGCCAATATGGAGTAGCGTTTATGGCAGTACGCAGAAGCAGTATCAAGCAAGTCTATGATAATCTCCGCAAGAATGCCTACAACAAGGCACAGCGTGAAATGCTGAGAGCGTTGCCATCGGTCATGTCTGAGATACATGACTTTGCCCGTGAAACAATGGAAGAGCTGAAAATGTCTGACATGACGGGTAACTACATCAACTCATTTGGCATTGCCTTATACAGGAATGGCAGGTTTGTGGGCTGTGCTACCAGCAACGATATTGAAGGGGAATCACCCATTCAGTTGACGCTTGCAGAAGGTGACAAGTTTCTCAAGGGCCGTCAGCGTTATGACGGAAGCACCCAGGAACACACCTTCAAGGCACCCGAAGGTATGCGTCACATCTTAGCTGATGCAGAAGTGGTGAGGTGGCTGAGCAGATACGCTCCAAGAGTAAAGAAAGGTCAGGATTCGTTAGCGTATAGAGTGGTTACCGTTGTCGATTATGCCAAGATGGTAGGCGGCAATAAGGTTCTCTTACAGATAGCCGATGACATTGAAGGTCGTGGTGGTGACATCAGAGAGTTTAGGTTTGCATGATTATGATTACTCCAGAGGACATACTTGAGACAATGGATAAGGAAGCGCAGAAGGTGTGCGCGAAGACGTTCCTGCAGGAGCGTCCTAATGCCACTGACGAGAAGCTGACTGAGTTTATCGTCGTTTCCCTTCCATACTCTACCGTCAACAAGACTCTTGGCGAGGCTGATGACTGGTGGCTGGATATTACCGTTGTCTTTGAGATATTCGTTTCTGACAGGAAAACCAGAAGCAATCCGAAGGAGTTCAATCAGCCAGCCATGAAGCGTCTGAGAAATGCACTGATGGAGGTTTTTCCTATCGTCGTGCCTAACCAGTTCAAGATAGACTTTCCTCGAACGGTCATTCCTGCATCGAGCGACGGACACGGCTACCACTATACGCGCATACAGGCAAAGATGACAACGATGGTTTAAATAATTTATTCACTTTTAAAAGTTTACTGATATGAAGACAAAAGCTCAGTTAGCAGACAAGTTCAGTGGCCCCAGCTCACTCCTTTATCAGAGTGCAGCACTGGTCATCACCGAGAGCGAAGGTGTGAAGTCTTTCACCGCCTCTCCCGAGCTGGACGTTCCCTGTAAGGTTGACTCCCTGAATTTCGAGCAGGGTGAGGCCGAAGTGGAAGAGTATAAGGTTATCGGTCTTTCTGGCGCATGGATCACTGACTCCGAGCCGGGCGACATCGACCTTGGCTTCCGTGTTCCCTCTATCTCTGAGGACATCCTCAAGTTGGCCTTTGGTGCTGACGCTGTTAGCGAAATCACCGCATCGGTTGACAACGTGGACTACGAGGGTCTGGCCCTTATCCTCAAGAACAAGAAGGTTCAGGGTACTTGGATGATTGTCAACAGTGCCAAGGACCGCATCATGATTATCAACAACACGGCTCTGTTTGCCAGCCTCGTTCTCGACAGCGACGCAAAGGGAGTTATTGCTGTTGACTTCAACGGTTCTATTGAGACTGACGGCACCAACCCCGACGTTATCTTCTTGAAGAAGAAGACCAACTAAACTACGCCCTGTTCTTACAGGGAATAGTGAAGAAACCGAGTGGCGGGCGGGCATTCCGCTTCGCCGCTCTTTTCTTTTAAAAAGTGGCATAAAAAAGAAGAAATTTAAAAGAAGAAAATAAAAACTCACTGATTATCAGATAGTTGCTTTCTTTTTGGATTTACTAAGCAAATAAAAGAATGGAAGAAGTAAAACAGCCAGAGATAGACGTTCAGGAGCTATTGAGCGACCTAACGAGAAACGAGAGTGAGACTATTGAGGTCAATGGTCGTGTTACCACCATTGGGTGGCTTCACAAAGATACCGAGGCCCGTATAGCCCACCTGATGCTGAAAGAGAAAAATGCCGAGAAGCGTCTGGTGAAATGGTTCTCTCTCGTCAAGTTGGATCGCAGGAGCGGCTTTCTGACATGGGTCTTGAGCTGGTTGGGCTATTGGATTTACTGGCGTTGGCTCTGGTATGTGAAGCGCGAGCGTTGCACGGCATTCCAGATGGAAGTCATCTTAACCAGTAAAAAAAAAATCAAGGAGCGATCAGACGCATTAGGTCTGA